CACATTCACATTTACGCCTATTTCATCGTTATGTTGTAGTTTAATCAGCTTTAAGAATTTCCAGCAATTAGATGGATATATTAATATACATATTTCTATGTACCCAACCTACAATATAATGGACTTATATTTTTAAGCTGCAACATGGTACCCTATTTTATTTAATATGCAGTCATTAACGCATATTGCCCCATAAAGAGCCACTTACTTTCATAAGTGAATAGACTATATCTTCATCTTTTTCAAGATGCCAACCACTTCGTAAAAGGTGACTAGTCTTTTACTACTCCCTCGTCAGGGATAGTCGTTGAACTTTCTTCTATTCAAAGCTTAGCTGCTGATTGTCCATTGTCAATAATTTTTAGGCTTACGCCATGAATCACCTTAATTATTTTTTCTGCTTTCGCAACATTCACACCTAGCCTTATTTCATGCTTATGTTGTAGTTAATTAAGTTTTAGGATGTTCCAGCAATTCAGTTGGTTTTTATTTCATTTTTCACAAAATGAACGACCCGTATTTTTCCATGTTTAAAAATTTAAGTCAACGTAGCAAGCGACCTCTTTCTTATGAGCGGTCACAGTATATTCAGTGTCAAAGTGAGTCAGAACGCCACCACGACGAATACCAACAGCAGCATCATTAACGATGAACATTTCGTTGCTATCGACGTGATATTTTGCGTTATCTCCATAACCAACCTGAGTTACATCATACAGATTTTCATAACCCTGAGCAACAACGGTGGGAACTACAGGAGAAATTGCCTGAGCCAGAATGGTGTCAAATCTTTCCAGTAAGAACAGATTCTTGTGAACCATGGGGTTCTTCATATCTTCCAGAGTGAAAGTGTCTTCATTATAAGAGGGCATAGCGGAAGCGCATTCTCTCATGAAGGACTCATTGAAAACTCTGTTAGCTTCTTTATATTCAGCAGTATCAGCCTTGCCGTTCATAACGGCATCGCACAGTGCTCCGAAAGACTCAACAAGAGTGTTGAGACGCTCTTCAGAGAACTTGGTGTAGTTAAAAATTTTTCTCATTTTATATAATCCTCCTTTTTATATTTTGTAAGTTAATTACAGGGAAATAACTCTGCATCTGTACAGAGTGGAACCCTCATTAACCTGACCCATAATCAGAGGTCTGGTGTCTTCGATTTCAATGCACAGACCAGAAGCGGCTGCAGCAGCAGCAACCTTCCAAGTGGTCTCACCATCTTCAGGAGCAGCAAAAGAGCCTACAGCGGGGTCACCAGAGAAGTTTTCATTACCGAGATAGAATTCGTCACCAAGAGCAAGCATTCTAACTCTGGTGCCTTCGCCAGCTGCAGGGAAAGTACCCGCAATCTTATCGCCAACTCTGTACATAACACCCATAACATCAGCGTGAGAAACGCCAACATAGTCGACAACACCATAAATAGGAGCATCTTCATCGAACGCAGTGATTTCACGAGCGTTCAGGTCCTTCATACCAGTATACAGGTCATGGTCACGCAGACCCTTAATGGAAACGAGAGCGCCATCTTCAACGGCAGCATCTGCACCTTCAGAATCTACAAAATAGCCATCCTTGAGCATATTGATTTCGCCTTCGGAAGCCATGATAATTTTGTTAAAAATTTTCATAAATTTTTTCCTCCTTAGTTTAGTTTAATTTGTTCAGCTTAGTGATGGCTTCTTGAAGCTTATCAGTCTTCTTAGCAGCCGCACTCTTCTGATTTTCAATTCCAATACTAAAGTCATTATTAGACTTATTAGTATGAGAAACTTGATTTTCGTAATAATACATTGCAACTAAACTCTTTGCAAAGTTTGTTACGTCCTCTTCAGCCTTAAATTCATTAGCTTCAACCTTAGCTGTAATCTGAGCCACAAAATTACTCTTGGACTCTTCATCAACTAATTCATCAGCATTAATAAATTCAACACCAACTTGTATAAACTTCTCTTTCTGGGCCGTTTCAACAACTTCAGAAAGTCTGTTTACTTCTTCTTTAAGAGTATTATACTTTTCTAATAAAGCAAATACATCCATGTTTTCGCCGTCAAGTTCTACAGTTGCATTGACAACTTCAACCTCTTCAGCTTCAAAATTTTCGGGTTCAGAGACTTCTTCGGGTTCTTCGTTAGACGCAAATTCTTCTTCACCGCAATCATCACAGTCATCGCAGTCATCTTCCATTTTACACTCTTCATCAGATTCCATTTTGCATTCATCTTCTGGTTGCTCTTCTTCCATCTTACATTCGTCTTCAGATTCATCACAACCGTCTTCCATCTTGCATTCGTCCTCTGCAGCACACTCCTCACAATTGCAATCTTCCATCTTGCATTCTTCTGCAGGTTCCTCAGCGAATTCTTCTACCGTTTCTTCAACTACTTCAGAATCATTTTCTACAAAATCTTCAGTAACTACAGGTTCATCTGTAACTACAGTTTCTTCTGCAGAAACTTCTTCAGCAGCAAATTCTTCTGTATTTTCTTCGCTATTTTCTTCGCCAGAGAATACTTTCCAAGCACGAACGACTCTCTCTTTGTTTTCTACGTCAACTTCAACATTACCAGTTTGGTCTTCACCTTCTGCTACTTCATCCAAGGTAATGGAATAAGTAGCTCTAAATTCTTCACATTCGATGCTAAAATATACATACTCTTCATCAAGGTCGCATACCCAAACCCAGTCATTAAAGACTTCTCTTAAATATGCTTCAAGTAAATTAATTTTAGCTTGCATAGTTAAATTCATAGGAACTACTTCTCCTCCTTCCTGATTTAATTCTTTGTCCATTTCTATCTCAGAGGCTGGTTCCTCATTTACGATAGCCTTTTCTTCAAAAGTTTCTTCTTCTATATTTGAATCCTGAGGCTTTTCAGCATCAAGAATTTCAACTTTATTAGTAGCTTCATCAAGTGCTTTATAGGCAAAAGCTAAAGCTTTCTGTTTCTTTTGGAACAAAGCATTGTCAAATAAATCAAGAATTTTGGCTTTAGCATTAGCTATACCAGTTTCATACTTATCACCAAGTAAAGTTACGCCATCGAAAATAAAGTCTTTAATAATTTCAATGCCGTCTTCTGTATATTCTGAATCAACAACTTCAACTTCTACAGAAATTTTCTTATAGCCATTTTTAGACCTGAGTAATTTCTTAACTTGTTTATAATTATATTTTACCCAAATAGCGCAAGTGAACTTAATCCAATCTAAGTCATCAGTATTATCATGATAAACTTCAACCTTATCAGTACCTCTAATTAAACCTAAAGGCGTTTCCGCAGTGTCATCGGTATAATCATAATAAATTGAGTCTAATTCTTCATCATACTCTAAATCACTTTCATGCGCCCTAAAATCATCATTATTAACAGAAAAACTTCCTAAAATTGGTTTATTATAAAACGTGGGTATAGCCTTTTGTAAAGATTCCAAAGTAAAGTGACTGCCATTTCTATTGGGATTAGCAGTAGAAATAGCTTTGATTTCCAATTCCAAGAAATCTTGATTTAAAATTTCTTTAAAATTGATAGACTTTGGGTCTAACTCAAAATTAACTACTTTGTTGTTCAAAAGCATCATCCTCCTTTCTTCAATAATTAACATTCTTATGAAAGAATAGAATGATATTTCATCGGATTAATATCTACCGATAAAATCATTTTCTCTTAAACATCTGTCATATTCTTCTTCAATATAAGCCATAGCATGCACAGCTCTATTGTTTTCGAAATCTGGATGTTCATTACAGTAGTTTCTGTAATCTTTAATGTCTTTTAAAATTTGGTGATAACTTTCTTCGGTGTGTCTCTCTTTTCCCCTTATTTCTTCAGAAAATTTCAGAATGTGTCTACGATTTGACTCCATGGTCGCTTCTTTATCCCAAGTAATATGTTTGTCCAGTTTGGTCTCAACACCTTCAACTTTCTCTTCCAACTCCCCTACCTTAGCCAATACTTCCGCATTAAGCGCCCTACCAATCTGTTTCATTACCCAAGATAAAGGATTCCATTTTAAAGGGGAAATCTGAATTAGTCCCCCTCCGAGTAAAGCATAGAGCAACCCTTCTTGCCAATATGAAGAAATAAAATCCATAATTGACATTTCGTTAGGTTCCCTCCTTTCGCCGTAATGGTAATGATTTTTAATCCTTTACAAGCGAAAGTTTTCCTTCGCTATCCTTTTTGTATTTGAAAAAGCGCTTACAATATAAACAATAATAATCTTCAGTTGCTGGATATACCATTGTTTTCTTGGGCACTTTTATCAGCGTATTATTGGAAGAGAAGGTATTATGATTACACATCAGGGGTTTCTTTTTCTTATCCCTGTCCATAGTTCTTCCCTCCTTTAATTATTTTATTTCAGATACATTATTCCCCATGTCATTAGAGATGCCTGTATTATCATTAATAATTTCGTCATCTTCTAATTTAGGTCTGCCAACAGGATTAGTTTCTTTATAATCCTTAGTATCTAATTTGATGTCTAAAGCATTTAAATAAATTGTACTTCCCTTATAATCTTCTAATGTTTGGTCATAATAGCTTAATAATCTAGGCAGTAAACCAGTAGCTCCTTGGAGTACTAATTCTTTAATCATTTTGCTATCATCACGCCAATAAAAAATATCGCTATGAAGCACAATTCTCCAATTATATTTTAAATTATAATTTTCATTAATAACATTATTTAAAAACTGCTCAAACTGCTTCGTTAAATAATCATTTTTAGAGGCCTGTAAAGCTTCTGCAGCTTTAACACTCGCAATAGACGGTTTATCAGTAATTGGTAATAATGCACTATTACCAGAAGTTGCAATTAAATCCCTAATACGAGAATAAATAATATCCATACTTTCAGGCTGATTTTCAAGAGTATGTAAATCGAATTCTTCAAAAGGTGCAAAAAATGGGAATATATTTGCACTAATATTATTCATAAAATAATCAGAATACCCGAGAATGGTATCTGGACTGATTGCAGTAGCATCGGAGCCTGCTTTCGGGTCTCTTACAAGAGGCACTTCAGCAGTCAATACAGAATTAACCCCTTTACTTAATAAATTTCCTTGTAACCATCTATAATCATCTAAATCATTTAAATCTGTAAACAGTCCAATGGTATCAGGAAAAGCATTTGGATGTGCACCATCAGAATAAAATGTATAGCATAAATCCTGAGGCAATTTCACCCAATACATATAGCTGGTGCCATTACTTTCCAAAATATGCCCCATAGGGATTTCAGCTTTTGGATTAATTTTTCTTCTACCCCTCTTGTCTTCTACAACAATTCCAATACTCATCATTTCTTCCCAAGTTTTACGAATAAATTCTGGATATTGTTCTACAGAATAAGCAGGGTCTAAGAAGATTGCCATATTAAAACTAACTATAAATTGTTGTTTGCTGCCAAAGCCAGTAATTTTAACTTTGTCACTATTTAACTTTTGCAATAACAAAAAGTCTACATCCTTATTAGAGTAAGAAGTCCTTACCAAATAAGAACATTTACCCTCGGCGTAAACCTGAGTTGCTATTGTTTTAAACGTAAGCTGTGGATTAAATTTCTTTAAAATCTTATCCACCATCATACTGTCATTAGCTAAATCTTTTTTAGAAGAATCACCCTCTTTTATATAGAGTGGTGTAGCATAATAATTGTATTTTGGAGTATGTCTATTTAACTGTACCAAAGTCTGATAAATGAAATTAGTATAATATAAAGCCATTGATACAGACCTAAGCGACTCTTCACTATGTTCTGGGTCGCTCACAACAGTTTTTAACTCTTCTTTAGTCAGTTTCTTTCCGTTACTTAAAATCTGTTTCACACGTTGATTTTGTAAAAATGGGTTACTTAAAGAATTCGAATATTGCCCCCATTTTTGATAAATAGTATCAAAACCCAATGAGCTATAATTTTTAAAAACAGAGTGCCATCTAGCTTGAATGTCTTGGGTGGTCACCCTATCAGGTACTGCACGAACAGCCCCAACTTCATTTTCTAATAAAGAGGTAGCTTCGGCCTTCTTTGACATTACTATATTTTCTTTTTCTTCATTTGGAAGCACGGCTTCCTTCTTCTTGGGTCTGCCACGTTTTACTTCATCTGCCACTTACCGCTTACCCCCTTTCTTTTTTTATTAACTCTAACTCAGCTTCCATGTTATCCATGGCCAACCAAGTTGCTTTCAATTTTTCTTGTTCATTAATTTCAAACCTTTGCCTGTCTAAAGCCACTAACTTATTAAGGCACCATTCCCTAATAACATCAGTTTGTTTATTAATATTGTTTTCATTAATGGGTTCAATATAATAAGACTTAATAGGCTTGAAAACTTTTTTTATTAAAATTTCTCCTTCTTCTCTTTTAGTTACGTCTCTTAATCCTAAATATAAAGCATAAGATGTAAACATAAAATCAAAAAGAGTAGAAATTTTTTCCAATTTTCTTTCAAAATCTTCGTCATTAAATTGACTTATAATTTTATAAACCATAACGTTTATCCTTTTAAACCTTTTAGCTCCTAAAGAATTAGCTGCAAGCAACCGTATTTGTAGTGGTAGCAGAGCTCCTATACAGTTTCATATTGCTGCAACCATAATAGTATTAACTCCTATCACTTCTTCGTCAAAAAATATCGCTCTTGCACTAGAGTGACTAAAAAAAATAAAATTATTATTTTATTTATAAAAAAGTTATTTTTTAATATAACTTTTTTATAAATAAAATAATATATTAAGCAAACATAAGTTAAAAAATTAATTATAACTTATGTTTGCTTATTTTTATATGTGAGCTTGAATTATTAAACTTCCATCAAAAAAATTGTAAATCAGCAGTGTGACCAAAATAACCATCAGCAAGAGTTTCTACAATATAAAATAATATTTATTACCAGCTACCACCAAATTTTCATTAAAATATACGTTAAAATTGTGCCAACCATGGTCAAACCAAATAAATAAGAAGAAATTTCAAACTTAGAAGAATTCGTAATTTTGAAATAGCTAGATAGTCCAATTAATCCAATATCTATCATAACTAAAACTATCAATAAAAAACCAGCTTTAATCCAAACTACCATTTTTAACTTATCTCTTCAACTAAATATAATAACCCATCATCTTCATTTTCTTGCACCAATGGAGCAAATGTTTGTTGTCCACAACAAAAAGTCCAATGTTCACCAACTTCAGATGACCAATACTGCAAGGTATAGGTTATTCCATTATTCACTGCCAAAATTGCCCTTCCATTTGTAATGGCGGCCTCTATATCAGATACCTTTGTATTAATATTATTTCTAACATTAATAACTAAAGGTATTAATGTGTCAACATAGACCTTAGTGGCAACATCCATATCGTTAACTGGGGCAGCTCCCACAGTTAATTTTCCAGCAAGGGTTTCATTACCTGACCAGTCAAGTGTACGGGCATTAGAACGGTCGGACGTCGATGTACCGTTTCCGACAATTTCAACGTAATCACCTCTTGTAGTGGTTGAACCTGTCGTATCAAGAACATTATACTCACCAAAAGTATGCTGAGAACGGCGTTGAGCTGTTGTATATAGCCCTTCTGCATGAGAGCCTGAGCCACTTGCAGTTGTTCCTGTACCCTCTGCATGAGAGCCTGAACTACTTGCCGTAGCCCCATTGCCTTCAGCATGTGCATATGGCGCAGTAGCCCTTGTTCCAAACCCTTCTGCATGTGCTGCCTCTTGTGTTGCTTGCGTCCCACTTCCTTCAGCATGAGAATAAACTCCGCTAGCTGTTGTAAAATAACCTTCTGCTGTTGCTTTTGTGCCTACAGTCGTTCCAACTCTCTTCCCAGCAGTTACATAATCCACACCTTTCTGCATATAGCTAGAAAGGTCGCCACGAGCAGTCAATTCTATCGTTGGTACAATCTCTATTACATTGTCACTATAAAATAGAATGCTGGAAATTTTAGGATTTGTGCAATAGTATCTATTAGTTTCGGAGCCATAAGCATAATCGAAACCTCTGGTGGAAAATCTAATGAAAGAGATATCTATAACATACGGGTCTCCACTGCTCACACAATCAAAAGGATACAAAACGTTTGTATCATTGATTGGTTCTATTAAATCTGGACTACTTATTATAGGATATTTACCAGCATTTATCGCCGCTATTATTTCCGCATATGTCTTATCCGCAGTAGCAGTTATATGGTCGTTTGTTGTAATATTCACCCAAAAGATTTCGGGTGGATTATCTGTCCAACTTGTAGTTGTTCCATTTGTAGTTAAAAACTTACCGCTTTGACCACTTTGCGACGGGAGAGCAGCAACGTTTTCAACTGTAGTGTCAACATATTCTTTGGTTGCAATTTGTGTGGCACCTGAAGTTGCTGTAGGGGTGGGAGCAGTTGGCGTTCCTGCCAATCTTGGAGAATTCCTCTGTACAAGGAATAACTCTGAATAATCCCAGCTTTCTGTTCCATCTGAAAATTGCCCTGAGAGTGTATATGATGTGAAGCTTTGTATAGAGTTAAATACAACATGGGCATAATTTTCAGACGAATCATAATGAATTAAAGTTAATACTTCCCAACCATTAATTAATACTATGGGAAATTTTCCACTTTCTTTTGCTGCTATAATCTCATTAACAGTTTTATCTGTAATAACTGTATATTCGCCAGACTGTTCAGATGTTGTAGTTACATTCACCCAGAAAATCTCAACGGGAATATCAGATTGCGTAACAAAACCGCTATCATTAGTTAAATCGCTTGTTTTACTTGGTACCACCACTGCATTAGATAAAGCACCAACATCAGAAGCGTTCAAAGAAATATTTTCAGACAGCGCCTTCCCGTTAATAGTACGTGAGGTTTGTACATATCCACTTAAATCAACAGTAGAACTAAAATTATCCCACGAAGTACCATTCCAAATATATTGTAATCCATCAGATTCTACAATCCAAATATCACCAGCTGTATTTCCAGTTTGAGGCAAATCCCCCACTGTCGGTTTTGTTCCTTTATAATTCAAAATAGAACCTAAACTACTAATTGCATTATTTACAAAAGCAGTAGTTGCTACTTTCGTAGAATTATCATTATTTGCAGGAGTAGTAGATTTTAAATGTGCATTATTATCATATTTTGCCACTCCATATGCAGTTGGAGTCTCTGTTAGTATATTTTGAAATGCTGTGCCATTTAATTGATTAGTAGATTTAACTGGAATATATTGGTCTGCTGACGTATAAGTAGCACTAGTAGACAAAGTAACCCCATTCCAAGTTTTATCATCTACTGTTGCACCCGCTTCTATACCAGCCAATTTTGTTTTATCTGCATTTGTATAATTATTATCAGTATGGACATAATTTGCGTCAGAAATAAAATTACTATCATCAATTAAATCACTAGTTTTAGTTGGTATAGATATATCATTAGATAAAGCTCCAACATCTTCTGCATTAAGCACTACTACGCCAGTTTTTCCGTTAACGCTATCAACAGCGCCGCCAGAGGGGCTGGTCGGTTTATTTTTTATATATCCTGGTTCTCCTTCTTGAGCATTCCAGTCAGCTTCGCCAGAAACTACTGTACCTCCAGAACCAGCTGCGATTAAAATATTTGCAGCCTCCCATTTAGATGGATTAAAACTTTCTGGACCACAGTTTTCTAAAGCTTTATATAATTTACCATCATATATAACAAATTCTCCTGCCATATAACTGTCATTTTCGTTATAATTAGAAGCAACAGAATCGGAGTCTAAAAGTCCATATTCTGTTAAATCACTCTTTGTAACAGGAGAAGCAGATATTATATGTCCTTGATTATTAGTTGCAATTTTATATAAATCTTTTGCAAATTCAGAACCGTGAGCAGCTGCATGTTCAAATGCCTCTGCCAACTTATTCTGACGAATTTCAACCCACTCGCCATTGACAAAGTGTTTAATCTGCATTGCTGTTCACCACCTTTTCCATTAATAAATTATATTCTTCTTGAGTAATCATCTTAAGACGCAAGAATTTTCTGGCGCCTTTTTTCAGACCCTCAACATCAATTTCGCCTTCATCGAAAAGGCGATTAAGTCTATCAAAAATGCTTTCCATTCTTTATTCCTCGCCTTCTACGATTTCTTCATCTTCTTCGCATATTAAAATTAAAAGTTCATCAATTAAATTAGAAGCTTCTAACTTTTCATCTGCAATTTTCCATTGTTTTTTATATGCTTCTGCTCTAAAGGTTTTATATTCTTTCAGAAGCTCTTCATATTTATTCATACTATAGCTCCTTTCTAAATACAACCAAAAGCAGTAATAGCAGCAGCTGCATTTGCAGTTAACGTTCTACCGACACCAGTACCGCCAATATAAACCCAATTAACGTTACTACCGCTGGCAGCAGAACTAGTCCAATAACCAGCTGCAGCAGAACCTACATATTTAATTCTATTACTTGCATTCCGATAATATTCCCACTGGTCATACAGTGCAGATTCTCCACTATAAGCAGAAGTACCTTCACTTCCTAAAACGGCTTTTTCGGGAGGTAAGGCAACTAAATCATCTGTACTATTCAGTACAGCAGAAGAACCACCATTACCAGTTTTCCAAGTAAACTGTTTTAAAGAATTCTGAATATATAAAGGTAAAGCTTGGAATAACATTTCATTACACCAACTTCTTCTTACACTGGCGCTCCAGCCACCACTATTAGTACTATTAGGATTAATATACCCACTTTCATAAGTATTTCCATTATTAAGTACATTTTTAATTCCAACAATAAATTTTGGTTTAGTAACACCAGCTTCTGTTGCTTCAGTATAACTAAAACCCATACAAGAGGCATCCATTAAAACAAGGGTCACATTTTGTCCAATGTGAGATTCTCCCGTAATTGTGGCTGGCATAGAAGTCAATGAAATTTCTCTTTCATCACCAACCGTCCAATAATCGTGTAAATCAATAAGACCTCTTCTATCAGCATCAATCATAGCCGCTATATCAGTGTTTGCTCCTTCAGCCCAAGAAACAATTTTAGTAGGCCCATAACCGCCTTCAATGCTTCTAATAGCAGCGGGCATTTGTGTGGGCTTATACTCCTTGGTATTACCAAGTTTCTCTCTAATAGCGTCTGCAATATCTACTAATCTTTGACTATCAATTGTACCAAGCATTACAATTCCTCGTTATCAAAAGAAGGTAAAGCACTGCCATCGGGCTCGGGATTAATCCAAACGTCGCCTTCATTGGCATGAGTGGGCTGAGTGCTTTGTACAAAAAGTTTATTAAAGTTTTCTGTAATAGCTGCTTGAGACATAGTTGTAGTAGTAGAATTACCAGTTTCACTTGCCAAATCTGTCTTTAAAATAAATAAAGACATATCGATATCTGGACCTAATTCGTTCCAAGTACTACCATCATAAGCATAAGACTTACCATCTTCGTTTACGATATATACGTCTCCAGAAGCAGCGTCTGTGGGTAAATCGGCAGAAGTTTCTACAGCGCCTTTGTAATTTAAAGCGGTGCCCAGAGTGGCTATTTTTTGTAAGCCTTTTCCAGCCATCGCTCTTGCGATGATATCAACACTCATAAAATCACCCCTATGCTGTAGCTACGCCGAAAGCCTTAAAGCTCCCAACAGAACCAGAATTAACTAATCTAATTTGAGAAATACCATCCATCGGGATAGCATAAATACCTTCTTCTGAAATAGAAGAAAGCACACTGTAGTCTTTTAATCCAATAATACCTAATTCATGCCAATTATCCTCGCCCTGAAAATCAGCTCTACCCTCAACTTTTAAATTAAAAGAGCTACCCGATACTTCCAGAGTCATGGTAGAAGCATTGCTAGGATTAGAAAGAACATTAGAAGTGTTTGACGTACTATTTTCGTCAAAAAATACAAAATTTGCAACATTCATAAAAGAAAAAATACACTCCTTTCTCTAAAATTCAAAAATGACGGGCGCAATTCTTAAGGGGGATTGCACCCGTCTATATCCTATGAAAAGGGATTTCTGTTTCCCATAAATGGATTCTTTTGTTTAGTAGCAAATGGATTACTATTTCTTTGTTTTGTTTTTGAATGGAAAATTTTTGAAAAATCTTCTGCTTTTTTATCAACATCTAGTACTTCATTTGCTCTTAATTCCATAAGTCGGAAACAAAGCATAGCTAAACAGTCTACTCTATCGTCATGCAAATTATTCTGTTTAGCTTCAGGTGTTTGTTCAATAACAATTGTCCCATTTGTCTTTTTGGTTTTTTGCATACCAAGAATTTCTTCTTTCATTAAATCCATCTGAATTAATGAATCCATTTCTTCAAGACTTGGTTTCTCGTACCGCATATACATACTACCGTCAGGTCTAGTTTCTTCAAATTCCAATTCATTTCTTACATTTAAAGAAGATGGGAATATTACTAACCCCTGATTGATAGCAGAAGCCATAGCTTCATAAGCGGCTACCTTATCTCGTTTGAAATTAAATAAATGTAAAATTTCTGCGGCTGATGGGTAGTCATCTGCACGCAAGGCCATATAGTCATTATTTTTGTCTATAAGCCCTCTATGATTTTTGTTATCTTTGCCTATGAAATCGGTTAAAAGGTATTGACCAATTTCAAAACCGCCCTAAAAATCTTTGTGTTTCCACAAAGTATGGACTATATCTTCACCCTCAAATGAGGGGCGCACCACTTCGAGAATTTCTTCTCTACTCCCACAGGGGGATAGTCTCTGAACTTTTTCCATGTTAAAGGAACTTAGCTGCTGATTGTCCAATTCTTTCTTTTTTTAAACTCTCACATTTATTGTTTCCAATTATGTTGTAGTAAGAAAGACTCTAAGGATTTTCCAGCAATTCAATGCGTTTTTTCACTATAAATTACTTTATAGGGTAGCTATTCGTTAACCACCAGCGCCAGCATCGATAAATATGGTATCTATACCATCATAATCCAAATAACCATTATTAAAGTCAATCATAATGCCTTTTAATATTTCTACCTGTTCTGGTTTTTGAATTATACCAACTTGGCCGCCTTTTAATTGTTCGACCAAGTTCCGCATGTATGCTAATTTTAACATAAGACCCTTGCTTTCGTGTCTAATTAACTCTCCTACTAGAATAACACTGTTATCTTGACGAGAAGAGGGGTCGTATGAAATTAAAAATTTTTGAGTTGTATCATTTACAAATTGTGGATAATATGTTTGACAATTTCTTTCAATTGTGGTTCGTTTAACTAGGACGTCCTCACCTTGGTCCCCAGACCATCGGTTCTCGAATTCCCTAGCAGCACGGTACGGCTGTGTTTGATACATTCTTTCTACTTCTTCCATGGACACCAAAGGTTTCATGGGCTTCCCATTTAAAAAGGGAGCTGTAGAGATGTGATAGTCCAAATCTGCAACAAAATAAGCAGTGTTACCCAACATCATTTGTCTAAAAGCTTCTCTATATTGAGCATACATTTCAGACGATGTATCACTAGCCGAACTTAAAAACATATTTAAATTTGGTAATTGTTGTGGATATAATTCTGCATTTAATCCTTTAGAAGTTCTAAAATCAGATGATACAGCAGTAAAAGGAAGAGTCGCTGCAAACAATTCTTTTGGAATAAACGCACTTTCGTCAAAAATTGTACAATTACTACGACTACCT